TCAACTCGATCTTAATTGCACCGTCGCTCATCGCGTTCTAAACTCCATTTCGTCATGCTGCAAAACACTAATGGCTTCCATCACCCAGGCTGACTGGTCGAGCACACCACCGGCAATTGGCAACAATCCTTTTTCGCTGTAGGTCGATAGCTGAGCCACCTTTACCACGCTTCGGCAATACTGCTGCGGGCAGCCGGTGATCGTAACTATTCCATGCTCGCACTCCGTGCAACCCTCACCATTGCAAAGCGGGCATTCCATTTCCAGCGGTTGTTCTTCTGTCCCCTCATCAACGCATTTAACCGACGAGCAACCCGCACATATTTTGCCTGTGCGAATTGCTGCGACGACTCTTAGCTTTTTTTTTCTTCCGGCGTAACGTGCTGATTCAGCATGATTTTTCGTAGCAGTTCCCGCATCTCGAAATAACTCAGCACTTGGACAATCGACTCAGCATTGAACTCGTATGGTATGTGCTTCCAGCCGACGCAATGCTCGAGTATTTCCTCGGCGAACTTGCCAAGCGTGTCGGCGATTCCTTCCGTGCGTTCCGCGTCCAGGAACTCGGCAATCCGAATCATGCCGCGTCCCGATTGCGACTTGCACAGGAACGTCGGCCTAGAATCGGCTGGCTTGTCTTTGTCGCAGTCCAGCACGACTGGAAATTCTTGATTTGGTTCAAGGAACAAAGGCATTAGGCACCGAACTCCAGCGAGAACGAAGTATTCAAACCAAACTCCAAGTCGTCAACCATGATTCCGTTTCGGTTGCCATCACCCACGCTTAGCACTTGTGCTTTGGTAGCCGCAAACACTAGGCTATCGGTGCCATACGCCATGCTCAGCGAGAACGCTGCTTCGGTTCCTGCGACTAGCTGACCGTGCGGATTACGTGACGCCACAAGTGCCGATTCAGGGTTAGCTGTTAGCTTGCTGTAGCGATCGGTGACAAGTGCCGTGTGAAAGCCTGTAGCGTCTGTCGCACACTCGCGCATAACGACGGTGTTACCTGCGTCGAGAGTTAAAGACTCAACGCACAATGCCACAGAGTTAAATGTGGTAGTCGCCGTTGCGTACCGAAGGACGGTATCAGTCGGATAGGTCGGAGTAAGCAATGCCGTGTCTGTGACCGCTGCCCATTTGCCTGTAAATGTCCACTCGATGTAACATGGCCTCCCATTCGGACAGACGATCCGAAAAGTTCCCATTGCACCATAGATGGAAAACAGCTTGCCATCTGAATAGACGCCGATTGTCACCGTCTTGGCGTTAGTCCCTGGTGCTTCTGCTACCGGCTCGAATAGTCCAGTCGTATTCTTCCAACCGCACGCAGGCAGGCAAACGCTTGCCCATGTCGGCACCGCTGAATCAGTGGCCGCCAGCATCGTCTTAAACGTGCATGTACCCTGTCGAGCACCTGGGTTGCCGCCATTGCGGTCAAACCCGCCTGGCTTTACGTGTTCTTCAACGTTGATATTTGGGGTAATCGTTATGTCGTAGGCATTGAAAGCTGCATCACCGTTAGCTAATGCAATGGCCGTGCCTGGAGTTGTTTCATGCTTAATGGCAATCAGTCGTTTTTTACGTAGCACTTTTTTGGTTCCTTAATCTGTCTTGTGCCTTAAGTGTCAGAAAGCGGATTCGCTCTTTGAGTTGTTTTGGGAGTTCTTCGTTAGCGACTGAGACTGCAACTCTGTCTATTCCGTGACTTTGCATAACGTCGCCAGGCTTAACGCCATGCTGTAGGTCAAGTGGTCTCCGTTCTTTGCCGGCTCGCCTGTAAACGCTTTTGCCCCATTTGTCGTTCATAAATCCATCTGGAATGCGTCGGCGTGTTCCGACAAACTCTTGGACGATGACGCCCAACTTGCCTTTTTTCGGTGATGTCGGCTTGAAGTATTTCAGTGGTATTGGATGGCCAGCTTGCAAGTAAACTGTGACCGAAACAACATTGGATCGCTTGCTAACTTTGCCGCGTGTGACTGCTCGCTTGAGTACCTTTGTCGGTGCTGCAATAACCTGCCTTAGTCTGCGGCTGGCTTGCGTCTTTACTTTCTTCACGGTCTTAGAGATCGCGACGTTGATAGCCTTGTCAAAGCTTTCGCCAAGGTCTTCAAGTATCTTGCGAGTTGCCGCGACTGACTGCTTGTCTAAATGCACGTTCAGCATTGCTCACAGCCTTGATTCGTAGGGGTTGTTTTCGCTAACTCTATATCGCACTCGAAGCGGTAGCAGTGCAGCGGCAAAGCCTGTGTCTGTCGATATCCGCTCAAAACTTCCAAACTCTGAATCGATTGCTTTGCCGTCCCAGTGATACCAGCCTGAATCCTGCGTCAATGCTGCCTGAACGTCTGCAGCCAATATGCTCATCAACTTGTCTAGCGGCTCTGTGTCATGCTCACTCTGCATGACATGGAGTCGCAAGTGCAAAATCATCTCGTAGCCAATTGCTGGCGGATTACCCGGACAATCGATTTCCGGTAGTCGCTCCAACGCATGACGAACAATTACCACCTGATCGTTTTTTGGCGTCCACTCGTCAACCTGATTGGTTTGCCGAATTATCTCAAGGTCCGTCAATTCATCTTCCAACAGCGTCACAACGTCGTCAGTTATCGCTTCGTCGACCGGCACATCTAGCGGCATTCCAGCACCAACATTCCGTGGTCTTGAGTGACAAGCCTAACAATTGACCGCTTGGTAGCGTCCATTCCGTCACGCGCAGCAAACTCGATCTGGTCGCCACCCGTATCTAATTCCGTCGAGCTAATACCTAACGTGGCACTGTTAGCAACGTGAACTTCAAAGACCGGCAGAACCGTAGCCCCGCCATCCTCTGCCACGGTTGCCATTGTTTCTCGCATCACTACAGCATTGATCGTCCGATCTGGCCGCGTATCGCCCTGCTGAAACAGTCGTGGACAATACGTTACCTCTTCGGCAAAAGCCGCTGTGTCTAAAAAGACAGCAGCGGCGTCGTCTGCTATAGCGTCACGAAGCGACATGGTTAAGCTCGGCGTGTAGTTACCTTGACGTAATCAACGATTACTGAATCAACGTTACCGTTGGCCGTCTTTTGCAACTGGATGATTGGCTGTAGTCCAGAGCTATAGCCTGACATGTCGAACGTCTGCGAAGGAGCGACCCGCTGTCCGTCAATGTAAAACTTGACGTTGGACTTGCCGCCAGTGAAGTCGATCACAAAACGCTTAAACGTGGTTCCAAGAGCTACGCCGGTTGAAACATCGCTCACATCTCGCACACCATCGTCAGTTTCTACATCTAAGATGGTTGTGCTTCTGGCACCTTCCATCCGAAACCATGCGTGAGCAGCAACACTGTCAGGCGTATCGTCGCGGGCTGAGCCGACTCCGAACACAAGGATAGAACCGCTGGTAAAGGTTGCGGCACCGATCCGCACTCGCATCTCAACGGTCTGGATGTCGTCGATGTCGAAATCCAACGCGTCGCCAAAGTGGTTGCAAATGTTGACGATGGCACTGTCGTTGTTTAGCGTCATGGTGCAAACACTCGTACCCTTGGTGTAGGTCGGAGTACCAGTCACTGAGGTGTCGTCTACCAGCCACGGAGTAGCCGGATCGGCTGAAGTTGGAAGCGTTGCTACCGTTCCATTGAAGTCGTCGTAAAATACTTGGAAGTCTTGAATGCCTGACATTTTATTTTTGTCTCACTATTTGAAGGTTGATTTGTAGCTTGGTTACTCTCGGTCGGTCGCCAGCGGGTGAGGGTGAGAGCAAGCCCCCACCCGCTGTCATCACGGAGGATTCAACTAGGCAGAGTTGCGGAACAACCCACGCCAATCGATTGCCTTGACTCCGAACGTCTGTCGAACCTTGTTTTTGTAAACGTCCTTGTCAAAGTCCCATTCGCTTTCGATGACCGGCGATTCTTCACCTTGCAAGAAGGTGAGTTCCACGGTATCGATCTGTCCTGGGTCAGCGGCTAGATACCAAACTGTGGTGCTGGAAGCATCAAGTTGTGGTTCGCCGATCACAGTCAGGCTACGAGGTCCGCCAGGGCCGTAGATATTGCGGACGCCTTCGTTGTTGTTGGCTGCGTTGTAGCTGGTCGAGTTGACTAGCTCCAATGCAGTGGCCTCGTAAGACACTGGCACAATCAGGTATCGCGGTGCGATGTTCAGAATCGTTGAACTGTTTAAGCCGGTCTGCCGACGCATTGCGGTAAACCCTGTGTTAAGCGTGCCGACTGCTGGAGCACCCGCGCCGCCGCTGGTGTTACTTCCAGATGCGTGAGAACCGAACAACGCCACACCATCACCCATAGTCGGGTTGCTGGTTAGCACTTCGTACACTTTTTGATTCTGTGTACGTCGAGCGGCGTTGCCGTGCATCTGAGGGATGCGGCTGATCGCGTCCAGGTCGTCATTCACGACTGTTTCCCAAGTGATCGTGAACAGCCGACCAAACTTCTCGACTTTGTAAGTTTCCTTACTGTCGGTCATTGCACCTTCTTTGTAGTCGGTGTTTTCGGGAACCATTTCCAAGTTAGGCGATTCGCCAAACCGAATGCGGTTGATGTTCTTGAAGTCGGCAACACTAGCCGCTTGCCGAGCCCAAAGATTCCAAGTGTATGGAGCTTCTTCGTATCCGGCTAAAAGCGTCTTGTTGGCAGCGTCCAAAAGCAGGTTTGCAAAGCTACCAGTTGTGTGATAGGCATCGCGGATGATGTTTGCGTTTTGCAGTCGCTCGATAGTCGGTCGATGACCAAAGGCAAGCATCGTCATGTCTTTGGGAACCATGCGGCTTGTGTCCAGTCCCGCTGCCTGCAATGATCGCTCGACCATTCGCAGCATCGACATACGCTCAAAGTCCTGATAGCCAGCAACTTTGTCGGCGTCGGCAATCTGCACGTTGCGGGCTCCGCTGCCCTGCAATGCGCGACTAATCAAACCCGCTCGCATTGCCTTGCGCAATTCTTCGCGGCCTTCGCGGACCACTGATGGTCCGCTTCCCAGTGGTTGCGTCGTAGTCATTCTTTCCAAAACCTTCTGACGTGCGATGTCCAAAGTAACACCGGAGTCGCAAAGCTCGTCAGCGAACGCACGTCCTATCTTCACTGACTCGACAATTGCTCGGATTTCCTTTTGTCGCTGTAGTTCAGCTTTTGCCGAACGCTTGACAGCCTTTTCGATTTCTTCTTTCATGTCCTTTTCGCCTTCCATGTTTTCGATTTCTTCTGCCTCTGGTTCTTCGGCGTCCGATTCTTCTGCGACGACTGGCGTTTCTTCTGCCGACTGAATCGGCTCCTCGACAGCAACGCTTGGCGTTAGTGCCGACATAAGCCCAGCAGCCCAGGCTAGTGCTTGTTCCGCATCGTCGATCTGTTCGGGCATTCCCTTGGCTACGAGTGCGGCTTTGATTCCTTCGGACAACATGCGTTTAGTCTCCTTATGAGAGTTCGAGTAACTACGCAGCAGCTCGCGTACGGTTGAAGTTTCATCTGCACCGGCTGCCACTAGCGATGCGTCTGTGGGTGTCCATTCGGTGACGATCACCGCTGGCCCTGTTATTTCCTGAGTGCCGTGAACCACTGATTCACCGCGACGAATTGCCCGCTGTGCCGTTGGCGTTGCGGTTATCGAAAAGTCTGTTAGGTGTCCGTCTAGTAGCTTTTCGTAAGCCACTTGCGAATCGGTATCGCGTGCGAATGTCGCATCGCCGACTAGCTTGTCGTTTTCTGTTCTGATATTGCGAACGCTTCCCAGCACGTTACGAACAGTTGATCGATCATGGGAATCGACTATCGGTAACTGCTGGCGATTGGTGCGGAATCGAACGCCGTCCATTGATAGGATTTCTCGGTAGTATTCGCCTGCGTTGTCGTCCCATCGCTCAACAGGATTCTCCGAAGCGATGACGACCGGAACCGACTTTGTTTCAGCGTTGGCTTGCTCGCGTCGAACTTCCACCATTCGCATGACCATCTGGCTAGCTGGTGGCTCGTTGTGCTTGAACGACTTGAGTTTTTTAGTTGTCGCCATCAGTAGCCTCCACGCTTTCTAGCTTGCCGCTACCGTCCATCGCATCAACTATCAGTGCGTCAATTGACTCTTGAGCCATACCGACGCTACCGAGGAATACCCTGGCCTTCGCTTCGGTAATTTTGCCTTCAGCCAGTTCAGCCAACACAGACTCGATAGCCTTGCGGTTGCGTTTGAATTGCAGGGTTGATACTGCGGCAAGCTCGCCAGTTGCATGCGTACTTGCACTTACTGCCTGCTCGCCTTGTGGTTGCTGCGGCTGGTTCGGATTCCAGTTGATTGCCGACAATCCGAGCTTCGCTAGCAGTGCGTTTTCCTTGGCTCGCTGGTAGAAAACATGCCGCCAGTTCAAGCCCTTAGCACCAAGCTCATCTGCGTAGGTCGCTTGGTAAGCGGCGATGGCATTCTGGCTTGATGATTGCTCTGTTGATGGATCGACCCACTCCCAAGTGGGCGGCATGAACTCGCAAGGAGCATAGCGATCGAAGTCCTCGGATAGCTGGTGCATTGATGGAAAGCCGACCTTGCCAATCAACGCTGCCGCTTCGTTGAACTTACGCCACACAGGGGAACATAGATGGTTGATTAGGTAGGACTGCCAGCAGCGGAATCGTCGGCGGTCTTCCAGTTGACTAGCTCGGTTGCTGCTGTAGTTGGTCTGCGAAAAGTCGCGTGCAACAATCTCATAAGAAAGACCAGTGCCAACTGCGATACCGCGCAGCATTAACGCTATCCAAGGTTCCGCGTTGCTGTTCGGTCGCGATGGATTGACGGTCTCTACAGACTCACCTGGACGCAGATAAAACACGGCTCCCGGCTCTAGGTAGCTGTACTGGTTTCCGTTAGTGTCCGAGGCGTCTCCGTTGTTTGGCCCCATCAACGATGGAAGCGGTGTTTCTGTCTTAATCATCGCCGTAGCACAGGACGCGACCGCTCCGGCTTGCATCTCGTTGTCTAGGTAGATACCTAAATCCCGCATCCAAGACACAGCAGGAGCAAACCACGTAACGCCGCGAGTCTGTCCAACGCGATCACGACGGAACAAGTGCAGGATGTTTTCCGCCGGTATGCGAACTGGCTCGCGACTAAAGCTGTGATAGTCCAACGGGTGAGCAGGGTAAATCCAGTAAGCACATGGCTTGCCAAATTCGTCAAGCTCAACGCCACGCACAACCCGCCGACCTTCTGAGCGTGAGTATTGGTAGGTGTCTCGATCAGTGGCTAGACGATCCGATTCAATCAGTTCAAGTGCCAGCGGTACTGGTCGACGGATTCCGTTATGAATCAGCGGAACCGTTACCATGTGAATTAGGATTTCACCAGCTTCGGCCATTTCGCGTTGACACATGGCCTGCACTTCCGACCAGCACATCTGGCCGGTAAGCTCGCAGACCTTAGCCCAATCGCTCCAGGTCTTATCGCGGATCTCGTTTGTCAGTTCTACGTCTTCGCCGTCTTGCGTCTCCAGTAGCGATTGCGTCCTGATACCTTGCCCGACGACTGACGAAACGATAGTGTCAACCACACCCCAAGCGTAGGCGTTGTCGCGAACTAGAGTCCTAGCCCACGCTCGCAGCTTGTCGGCCCCGGCTGGCCCAAGCATCTCTTGATCGGCTGGCCTGTTCTGCGGACGACGGTTACCGTCTAGCCTGCTCGGTTCTGCACCGGCATAACTGCGTGCGAGAATAGCCCTTGCCTGAGCCCGCTTCAGTGCGGCACTTGGTGCAATGGATTCGATAACAGAATCAACGAAGCGGCCTATCATGCTGATGGCCTCGTAATCTTCGCTAGTCGAATTGCTCCACCGCCTGCACTGCGGCTAACTTCGTTCTGAAGCAAACGACGCTCCTCCATGAGCGTCTTAAGGTCAAGCCGCGTGACGGTCCTTGCCCCAATGCTGTAGCTGGAATGTTGTCCAGTCAGCAAAGCAGTGATTGCGGTTTCTATCGCGTTTAGAAGTGCGGCTGCATCCATGCCCCGCAATTTACAGTAACAGCTTAGATTCTTAGCTGTGTTTTAGAGGGTGTTTACTATGGGTGTAGTAGACAGGTTACGTTTCTGCATTCAGCAAAACAATTGGACCGTACACGTCATCTAAATCGGACTCTTCGTGTTCCTTTATCTCGGATGGCACTACGGGAGTTACTTGTGCTTCCCAGAGATATGCAACTGGCATACGCGAATCGTGCTTTTCCAGTATTTGAATTAGTTTGCCTACCGTTATCGTTCTCGAATCCGTTTGGCTTTTTATAAGCCGCGGCAGCATAGGATTGTCCACGGGTAATTGACATCCATTCGCCAACCAACGATCTAGCCACTCCGCTGGAATATCGTCATGCACATAGGCATTAACTTCTACTAAGTCCTGCCCGTTTTTATATTGTCGATAACATTGAAACGAATACGTTCCGTCATTTTCCTCGAAAAACTCGCAGCACCCTGCCTTACTTACATCAATAGTCATACCATGCAGCAAACCACCGATTACAGTTGCCGTTTTTTTGGGTTGAACAATAGCAAAATCTCGTAACGATTCCATCTAACTCGCCTTAAACGTGTTTCCGCACCACCGGCACTTGCAGTACCGTACCGTTACGCCGTTCATCCTACGCACCGTGTAAACGTCTGTAAAGTCGCCTTTCGGCCTAGTCGCACTACAGACCGAGCAATCAGGCGGCACAAAGCGTTTGGGTGCTATCTTCGCCTCACTCCCTGAATCCAGCCGCCCGGCCTCTGCCGAAATCGGTTCTGTGGCTGTGCTGGCTGTTTCGATTGTTGCGACTGTTGAGGGTTGTACGATTGCAACTGGTTCGGCTCTGGTTTCGGTATCACCTTGTAGCCTTGCAGTGAACTGCCTAGCAGTGCTAGTGCTGTCGCGTCTAGCCAGTGATTGTTTCGGTTTACGACTGCCCATTTGCTCACTAGTCCTTTCCCTGGAATAAATTGTTCCCTCCGCTCCTCTGCTACTAGGTGATGTGAGAAACTTAGGTGTTCCTTCGCGTCTGATGTGCTCCACAGTGATAACGCTCCGTCTGTTAGTTGATTTTGCTGGTTAATCGTTTCCGTCAGTAGCCGCTGCTGTACTTGGTGCTTCCAATACTCCGAATCGAAGTTGAATAGCCACACGCCAGCCGCTGACTGGTAATCCGCTCTAGCCCGCTCAAACTGCCTGCGGGTTTCCGAGTCCTTGCCTTCAAAATGTAGCTTACTACCTCCGTGACCTTTCGATGCGTTGAATGGGGAACCGTACTGCCGGACGAACGCATAGACTGCGTTGCTGTAGTCGCCAGAATCAATTAGCACCATGTCCGGCGGATTCTCGCTCTGAATGTCGATTCTCCACGCTTCCAGCGATTTCAGGATTGCTGTCTCTATCGACATTTCGTCCGATGTTGCCGACAAGCCAGGCGTCTCCATAATGCCGTAGTCGACGATGTGACTGATCGCGTTTCCGTGCGTTACCAGCTTTGTCCAGTGGGAGTAGTATTTCCCAATGTCCAAGCCAACCGTTATTTTGTACTGGTCCGTTTTCGGTAGTTCGCCACGCGATAGACCGCTCATCCGCCTCTGGACCAAGCCTGCCGTCAACTTGCGGTTGTCAACCTCGCTATGGTTCGCCGGTTGCTGCTGCAATTCAGCCAGCACCGCATCAAGCCCCCAATCAGCCACGCGGTTAAAGAACGCTGCCAGTGCGTCTAGTTCGATCACATCTCCGTCTTTATTGGTTTCTTTGACATGCCTATAAGGGTTAGCTATAACCGCACCAGCGTTCATATCGTCAAAGTTGTCGCGATAGAACTGAGTTGCAGTTGGTCCGTCCTTCTTGCCTCCTGCTTGGTCTTTCTGCCTAAGTGAAATATACTCGTCCCAAAGTTCGCGATGCGTCGGCCACTCGACCAACTGAGCGTACCGCTCACCATCAAACGACGGCTTCAGGTGCTTGTCGGTGACCCGGAAGGAATAACAATCTGGATTTTGAATCGTAGTCAGCACCACTCGCGGGATCTTAGTATCTGGACCGCTCAAGCCTGCAACGTCGCCGTCAATCATCTGCTCAATATCTTCGTGCCGGTCCGTCGGTGAAAATGCCACCTCCCGCGTTTCTGGGTCGTCGATGATCGCCAGGTCTGGTCGCATGTGCTCGAAGCCTTCGCCACGAATCGCTGAGTCAAGGCCAAAGAACGTCAGCCGCTTACCTCCCCAATGCGTTGTACCCCACGACTGCGGCGGCACTGTAGGCATCACAATGAGATGCTGACTCCAAGTAATAAACGTCCTTTGACCGTCAACGTGCTGCTTTGCCGCCCGCTGTGGTGCTCCTTCCAGCCCATCAACACAAGCGGTGATCTCTGGGAAGTCGCCGTGAAACTCTGGGTACAAGCTGCCGTTCTCGAACTTGTTGCGGAACTGTTGAAACAGCTTTCGACCTTTGACCATAGTATTGCCGATAAGGACCGGAAACTGCGTCGATGTTCCAAGTAAGGCCATGACAGCCGTACAGATAACGATTTGGCTCTTGCCGTCACCGCGTGGAGCCGCGATTGCTTTATCCCCTCCACTTATCGCCCGCTCCCAAATCGCCTCAATCATGGCGATATGATGCCGACAAAACGGGTTGTAGAAGATTCGCGTGAAGTAGGTTCGCAGTGCTCGTTCTGGATCTTGCAAACAGGCTTCACGCCGTGCTAGGTCAAGTGGTTCGGGAATGTAGACGCGAGCATTTGCACTGCGAGTATTTCGCTTTCTTAGAGTATCTTTGCCGTGCTCAGTCGTTTCAACTACCAGCTTTTGTGTCGCTATCGGCTGACTCGATATGCTGCTGATCTGGCTCGTTATGTCCGAGACTAGCAAGCTGAGCCCGGATCTCGATAAGTGCGGCAATTGCTGCGTTATGCTCATCCTTTTGATTCTGACCCTCCATCACTGCCGCGATCTGTGCCGCTCTCAATGCGACCCTTGGATCTGCATCGCCCAAGAACGCATTAACCGTTGCAGCCGCCCGCTCTGCATCAACTGGGTATCTTCGCCTGATCGCAGTCTCAAGCATGCGTAAGTCACCCCTGACCCCTATAGCGGCACCTAACTTAAAACATCAAAAAGCCGGACTGTGTGTATGAAAACCGAGACCCGCGTCGAC